TCGCCAAACCATTCGGGAGTCATCATCTGGGTGGCAAAGGCTTCGGTGGAGGAAATCCTGTGTGCAAAAACGTGTCCATTTTCTGTGATTTTTTATTGCGCTTTGTGTCAATCTAAAATACAAAATGGCACCTGTAAAAACCTCGCATCGATTGCAGGAGTAAGAAAAGACCTCTGTAACCGTTGTGGCTACAGAGGTCTTATTTTGGTGGAGCATCCGCAACCAACTGCGAGTTAGACGAACACCCTACATCATCGTTTTCAAAGGTCTTTTCGATATCGTCCAGCGGGATATTTTCAATGCTGAGCGGACGGTTGCCCGCGTTCAGGATCATCGTGAAATATCCGTCGTAGAGATAGATGGCATTGATGAAAATGTTGACCAATGCTCTGCGCTTGTACTCATTATCATTCGGCAGCATACGGAGGTAATCGAGAAAGGAAAGAATGACTGAGTATTCCATGCCGCTCTGTTTTTTGATCTCAATGGCGAGCTGCTTTTCCAGTTCCTTTTTTTCTGCCTCTCGCTTGTGGATACGCTCGGTAATCATGTCGACCGACTGTCCCTTTTCCAGCGCAACCCAGAGGTTTTCAATGGCAGAATCTGCTTCTTTCAAAGCAGCTTTCAGTCTCTTCACGGACAGTAAATCACCGTCATTTTTGCAAGCGGCATAAACCTGATCGGCAATATATTTGACCTTCTCTTCGGTAAGCAATTCGGAGCAAGCCTGCACGACACGTTCTTCAATCAGAGCCTTTTGGATAGTCTTCTTGTCACAGACTTTTTTCTTAGCTCCGTTGCAGATGTAGTAGTGATATTTGTTGCCGTGTTTGCCAGTACCGGTGCAACCTGTCATCATTTCTTTGCAATGACCACAGAACAGTTTGGTGGTAAGGAGGTATTCCTGCTTACCTCTGGAACGGGCAGGAGCAGCTTTGTTTCGGTCGAGAATATTCTGCACCCGCTCAAACAAGCCGTCATCGACGATCTGCGGCATGCCACCTGGTGTTTCCTCGCCTTTGTAGATATACATTCCGATGTAACGTCTGTTTCTCAATAGGCGATGCAAGCTGTTTTTGTTGAACTCACGTCCCAGAGAAGTTGTGATCTTACGGCTGTTCAGGTCGCGGATGATATCGGCAACTGTTTCACCGGAGGCGTAGCGATGGAAGATCTCGCGAACGATCTTCGCTTCGTCCTCATCCACATAAAACCTCCGTTCGGAATCCACTTTATATCCCAGTCCGGGGTTGCTGCCGTTGGACAAACACTTCTGTGCATTGATCTGCATACCGCGATGGATTTTCTGAGAAAGCTCCACGGAATAATACTCCGCCATGCTCTCCAAAACACCTTCAACGAGAATACCAGAGGCATCGTCCGAGATATTTTCTTTTGCAGATAAAACGCGCACACCGTTCTTTTTCAGTTTTGCCTTGTTAATAGCACTGTCATAGCGATTACGAGCAAAGCGGTCGAGCTGATAAACGAGAACACCTTCAAAAGTATGGCGGTCGCTGTCGGCGATCATACGTTGAAATTCGGTACGATTGTCTGTTGTACCGCTCTGTGCGCGGTCTATGTATTCGCCAACGACAACATAGTTATTGGCAGCAGCATATTCGTTGCAGACCTTGAGCTGACCTTCAATGGATTGTTCGGTCTGGCTGTGACTTGAGAAACGCGCGTAGATTACAACATTCATCTATCCGCAACCCCCTTTCCGGTTTTTGATTCGTGTGTCAGCCATCGGCTTTCCCCGTTACCATTTCAATCAGAGTGGCTTTCAATCTGTCGTGCATGGGCGATTCCGGATCAAAGCACATCTCCACAAACTTTGCGAGTTCCGGGTTATTTTCCACCGGAGGCTTTGCTTGATACAGCTTGCCTTGCGGCTCATCGCAGCGAGCGAAGATGTAGTCCATCGACACATCGAAATAGTCCGCATATTTTCGCAAAAGCTCTACAGTGGGAGTGGCTTGTCCATTCTCGTAGCGGTTGATACTTGACTGCGTGGAGCCGATAATCTCGGCAAACTTCGCTTGGGAGATGCCGAGACCTTCACGCAGAGTGCGCAGTCTGTTACCCAGTTGTTTCATTGAAAACAACCTCCTTTTTGGGTTGATAATAGTATAATCAAAATCCGGGATATAGTCAACCCGGATTTTGAAACTTTTGTGTGAATTTTTGAGGTTAATAGATCATCAACCGTTTTGATACATTTATTCTTCTTCAATTACAACATCACTGTCATCCATAAAGGAAAGCTGAACAGCATCGTCTGAGAGTTGCTCCGTTTTCCCATTATACTTGATAAGGTAAAACGGGAGTATTTTCTTAAATTGTTCAGGACAGGGCAATATTCTCAGTTCAGAAACCGTATGAGAAACAAATATCATAAGTTCTTTCTTCTGTTCCTCGCTCAGCGCCCTATATAGTTTCTGCCACTGTGCAGTTGTTCCATTCTCTTCAAAATGGTATCGGAACATAATCAACTCACGAGGCATCGCCAGCAATTCAAGGTATTCGTCGAGAGAACTGCCAAATGCTTTGTAAAAGAAGTCTGACCCAGCGGCTACGACGCCTTTTGTAACTTGCAGAATAGCGGATATTGCCCGGATGGATTTTTTTGTCCAATTCGTACCGATGAAATCTCTGTCAGTTCGATCAATGGGTGAATACTTCATAGGGAACGAAAAAATCTGAATACCAAGCTCTCTGTTCAACTCAATATTGATACGCAAGCGTTCATAGAGATCTTCCGGCTTATCCTTATAATTGAAAAGGATATAGTTAGAAATCTCTTTTATCCCGTGTTTGTGAGCGGTACGAACGGCAGCACAATATTTGTCTTTCAGCTTAATATCATCAAAGGCAATTCGAAGTGGCCTGATCGCAAGACGAGCGAGCTGAGTCATGTTATCGTCATTGATCTTTCTACCATCAACACCTTGGTTGAAATCCAAATAACGTGCCTTCGCCGTTTTATTGCGATATTTCTCAATAATCGGCGACATTTCAGCTTCGTGCTCAAGCATATACTCGGCATAGTTCTCTGCATCTTCTGCCTCGATAACAATTTGAAGGAATGTATCAAGCATTTCCGCAGATTTAATGCGCTTTTTGAATTTCTCCAAATATGCCATCATCTTTTTGTCGAGAAAATCAGCACGATCTCCATTATGATACCGCATCATAACAACATTGTAGGCACCCGGATCAACATATTTTGCACCTCGTCCAAATCCTGCGGCGCATAGATCGTCAACTAACGCTTCAAGATTGGGGGTATTCAGCACATTATTGTCCAATAGAAGAAGATGCTGCTTGGGACCGTACTTTCGATCAATCGTATTGATTTGTTCAATGATATTGTTGGTGACGTGGAAATCCGGTTCCAAAATCGGGACTGCGCAGAAGGAACAATGGTTAGGGCAACCGCGCGTCGTATAGGCAAAATAGTTATCTCCTGCTGGATATTCATAATCGGTTTCTTCCAGAATATCGTAATCAAGAGGCAGCTGGTCTACATTGATGTTATTATGGTCACCTACAACGGAAGTATCTGTAAACAACCCTGTCAGAATGTGTGAGCGTTCGATGCCGGTAGCTTCAATAATCTTATCGGGCATAAGCGATGCCATAATGCCGCCGACATACAGCGAATCAACATCATCAACAAGGCGCATATAGTGATTGATTGTTTCGACAGATATTGCGAAATCAAAGGTAAACAGCGTTGTTACATAAATTCTGTCCCATACTTCCGCGTCAATGCTCGGATTTGTCCCTTTGACAAAGTGTACTTCATCCCCAAGTATTTTGTGGTAAGTGCTTATCTTCATCAAACCCATTGGCGGATACTTGTTTTTATACTTTGGTTCTACTAATAATACTCTCATTTTTTCTTCACGCTCAGCTCCGATTTTATCTTCTCGCGCAATGCCTCGGCTGTCTTGGGATCGTCCGTGAAGTAGGTGTCAATCACAGAGATAATGCGCTGGTACAACTTGCGTTCATCACGGCTGTACGAAGAAGGCAAATCATTTTTTGTTGCATATCCCGCATTTACAATTTTCGTGTTCAATGCAGTTACTTTTTTTGTTGCAGTTTCCGCCTGAGAAAGGGCTTTTTCCACCGCTTCCTTACGCTCATCATCAAATGTACCGCGCTCTAATGCTTTTCGGACAGTTTTTTCATCCTTTTCACGAGTGCGGGCGATTTTTTCGAGGCGTTCAGCGATTTGCTCCCTTTTTTCGTCGGAGGTAATTGCACCGGAGTCGATTTTTTCTTCCAATTCCCTCTGCTCTTCATTCAATTTCGTCAGGTTGCGAAGCGCAGAAGTCGCCTCCGATGTTCCGCGACGATATTTTTTGTTTATTCTCCCCGCCCATTCAGACAGTGCTTTTTTCATTTCATTATAGACTGCGCTTGGCTCAAAGTCGTCTCTCTGGGAGTTCGGGACTAAATCATTATGGAGCACATGTATCTCACCGGCAAAACACTTATTTGCACGAGATGCTTCCAATGCAGACAACGGAAAGAATTTTGCAAAAGTGGAATTATCCCCAACAAGAATATTCCCTTTTCTGAATCTAATTCCTTGAACTGCTTCATCGCTAATGCTTCCGGAAAAATCAGTAATTGCTATCCACCCAATGTATAGTGGACTACCATCTAATGCTTCTTGATAAACAAACTCAACATCGCGAACATAGTCCTTTGTTTTTGTTCGCTCCTGCTTTCCAGTTGACATACTACGAGAATACAGTTTATAGATTGGCTTTCTACGTGCGCCGCGAAGGATTTTATAACAGGTGATCGGGAAACCCTTTTCTATAAAATGTTCCCGGATCTTTCTTGCCTGAACGAACTGCTGACTATCAAAATCAATTGGCGCAGTTTCTGCAAGATAGCGGATAGCATCATTTTCGTCTAATAAACCAGATTCCCTTGGGACACCGATTAGGCGTACTTCAAAATAATGTTTTCCAGCTTCTTCTGGTTCTTCTTCAAAAGTACTGATCGCTTTGAAGGTTTCCATGATGTCTGATGTTTCAGTGTTCGATTTTTGAAGCAGTTGCTGCATTCGAACACAGTCACAAGTCATTATGGTTTTTGCGGAGTCTCCAACAGCAGAGGTGATAAATTGCACTTTCTCTGCATATGCAAGTCCGCCTAATCGTCCGATGCCGCGAAAACCGCGTTCTGTCACGCCATCTTTATCAGATGCACCAACATTCATTAGTTTTGTCTTTGCAATATCAAGAGGTATTCCAAGACCATTATCTCTGATAACAATATTGCGTTCCTTATCATCAATGAAAATATGTATCTCAGCTTCGGTCGCTTGCAAAATGCCCGACTCTATCGCCCTGTCGATAGAGTCAGAAGAATTCTGAATGTATTCGCGATAAACGTGCATAGGATTGGAATACATTCCTTTTGTCAATATTTCCAGAAGGAATTTTCCGGCAATAGGCTCGCTCATTATTTGCTACCTCCTTGATTGTAGGACGGAAACGGGAATTGGATTTTCAACAGCGTCTTAAATACAGGGTGATGCACAATCAGATCACCCTTTTTCAAGCGGGTCATCATATTGGCATATACAGACGGAACAAATTTGTAATCAGGACGGGATACCTCAATGGCATTGGTACGTCCATAAATATTTGTTCCACAATTTCCTTTGATACGATCGTGAATCGCGCTTCTAAACTGCTCTGCGGAAAACAGGATCACACCCTCAGAGCGTCCCCGTTCTGTAATATCCAACAAGTTTGCGAGGAGGGGCGAGTTTTTGCTGGAAGTAGAGGGGGCGTATTTATTCAGCTCATCCACAAAAATAATGATTTTCTTGGGAACCGGCTTATCGCTGATACGATCCTCCTGATCAAAGTCTCCGTGCTTCAAAGAATAGACAGACCGAATAATATCCCCAAAAACAAGACATTGAAGCTGCTCCGTGAGTCCCGCAATATCTACAACCATCATTTCTCCGCCGTTGATGTTCAGCACTTCGTCAGAAAGATATACCTGATGCTGTTCTTTCTTGCTTGACTTTGCATTAACAAAAATATCATCGTTAATGGAATTGTTAATGAGACGGCGGAATCGTTGCCATGATTGAATCAAGATGCTGGAGTTATCTTTCTTAGTGCTTCCTTTGCTACAAAACTCTTTCAAAACTTCTTTAAAATTAGCCCAACTCAAATCGCCCTTAAACTCAGGACCGTAATCAATATAGTTCAGAATGGACTCGATTGTATAGTTGGGATCATCTACATTGGCAAATAGCATATCTACTTTATTGATATCATGTTCAAATGTGTAGACAAAATTTGCCGCTTGATTTGTGGCAAATTGTTCCGCTAAATCCTCAGTAGGCAATGCGGTATTTGCATACAGCTTGTCCTTTTGCTGTCTATAAGGGTACAGATATTTTACATTCTCAAACGGCGTACACGGTATGCCCAGATCATCCCAGTCTTGACGTTGCGTCTCCGTAATCTTCTCATTTGGCTGATGCACATGAAGTAAATCGTCACCCTTGACATTCATTACAATGATGGCAACATCATCCTTACATTTATGCTGAATTGCTTTCAAGAGGAACATGACATAGCTGGTCTTTGTCGCTAAACCAGAAATACCAGAAATGTTCATGTGCGCTCCCTCCGGACCGATCAGGAAATCTCCATTGTATTTGATCGGAACAGAGACATTGTTTCCTGCTTTCATAAGACCTGCGGGAATAGCAGTTTTTTCATCAATATTATCAAGTCCAAGTGCGACTTGAATATCATCTTCATCCGCCGTATATACAGCGGATCCTTCGAATACCGGCATGAAGTTTTCTTTGGTGTTATGAATGACAGACACTTTGGCATAGGAAAGAGACAGACGTCTTGTCATGGGGGCAATATCCACATTGCCGAAATCGGAGGAAACGTAGTTGCTGATATGCCCCGCACCATCTGTAATATGGAAAATGTCCTGGACAACGCCATATGTGATTGAATCGTCCGTTTTGTTATGCACGAGGACAATGTCGAACGGACTCAGAATTGTATCGTCAGACAGCCAAAATTGGAACTCATCACAGGATGAAGGGTTCTTTTCTGTGGCAGATACTTTGCCAATCAGTTTTCGTGTACTCATTTTTCTATCTCCTTATTACCGAAAATCACGTTTAAAATTATTGATAAACACTAAATCACTTTCAAAGGTAGATTTGATAAGCGTTTCTGTCAGATACACCGGGTATAGATGACTTGCCCACCGTTCATCACGTCCATAGCAAGTAGGCGAACACTCATTGAGCAATGACAACGAAATTGTATCAACAACATCTGTTGGAATTCCGCTGTCGTAATTATCCTCTAATGCCATCTTCTCAATTTTGATGATTCCTTCGAGAGGATTTGATACTCTGTTTTTGGGACGTATTCTTAAATACCACACTCCAAATCTCCGGCCGCGATCATTTTCTTTCAGGAACACAGGGGTGCGTTCTCCATATTCAAGTTTTAAGAGCTCTGCACCAATTTGTGTTCCTCCGCGTTTGGATTTGCTGGATGTGGGGAGCATCGGATTGAAACTCTTGGAAACACCGATCACATTGTAGAACAGGTCAGCAAACTCGTTTTTTCCAGTATCCTGACGGAGAAATTGAAGTGGTCCGTCTACCACCAGCATGCGGTCTGTGTCTAACGCACCAGATTTGACCATATTTGAAAGAATGCCTATTTCCATATCATGCATCATGGTGTTAGCCTTTGCGATTGCAGCATTAACAGGAATATTGTGCTTTTCCGGTTCAAAGCGGTAATTGACCACTTCAAGAGCCATTTCTCGTGCAACCTTTGTCCGGGTGATACGCTGCTGGATTTCCATAAAGTCCACTGTATTGACTTTATCGCTCAACAGCAAAAGATTTTTCCGCTGGATACTCTGGAATGAATGAAGCTTTTTTTGACTGTCTCTTTCCGTGCAACCAGCTCTGATTTGCGCAACGACAACCGGATAAATCTTTTTGCCGTCAATTACAATATCGCCTATCTTATATGTTCGTCGAGACCCGTCCATAAAGAACGAAAAATTAGAAAAGTTACGATCTTCAACAAAGAGATCATATTTCCTGATTTTCTTGGACTCGTCAGTTTCAAACGGTTTTCCGATTACTTTGATTTCATCGCCTTCGTCTTGATATGGTTCTGGATAATAATGATCAAGATCAAGGCTTTCGTTTTGATAAAGTGCAACACCGCACTTGTCAAATATTTTATTCAGTGTAGGCATGATAAAACTCCATGCAGCTATTGTCGGGAATGCCTTTCCAAGAATCAAAAGGAGTTGTCATGTTGAATTGTGTCCTGGTTTGTCATAGTCTGTCGAATAGACGATTCAGGAAGCGTTGTAAACCAAGGGTGTAGTGCGCCCATTCGCACCCCTGAGGTGGAATACGCCCCACGATTTCGAGTCCGGGTCGCTGAAAATAACTACCCAACCAAAGCCCTCACCGCATTCATAATCTGCTCGTAGGTAATATCCTGCGCGTATGCGAACTGCTTGCGGTATTTATCCCACATGGCACGGAGTTCCGGGCTTTCCTCAATGTTATACAGGATCCCGGGGACATCTACGATCTGCTCCGCAGTGCCGCGATGCTTGGCCGTTGCACGCAGCGCCTCAGCAAACACGGCTTTATCAAATTTCTGTGTTGTGGTCAATATGTATGCATCGTAGAAATCTCTGGGGCGGGTATTGAACACACCACGCCGCAGGATGGGTTCCACCTTCTCTGCCATGACAGTTTCAATGTTGTATGCCCACAGCTCGTAGGACTTCTCATCATCAAAAATCTCGGAAAAGTTGTACTGCACCGCGTGAGGCGTGATGGCATCACCGGTGGACACGTCAATACTCATCGGGGTCAGCAGCGTATCAAACCTGGCGTTCAGCATGACCCGATAGCCACCGTAAATGTCGTCCTCCCGGATGGGAGTGATGGGTCCAATCTCGAATACCACGCCATCGTCAAAGGGAATGACACAAACCTGCTCCAATGCACTGCGAATCGCATCCGGTGTGAGGGGCAGGTTTTTCAATGTGGTATCCAAGTCCATCGTTGCCCTGTTGTCCAGACCAACGATGGCTGCCACCAGCATACCGCCCTTCAGAACGAACTTCTCTTTATACTCCGACACAGAAAGACGGACAAGCAGCCGCTCAAACATATAGTTCTGCAAGATCACCTGAGCCGGGATATTTTTCTTCTTGGCAATGTTGCGGATCTTCGCTTTTAGACTCATTGCTTTGCTCACAGAAGCACCTCCAAATACTGCCGCAGGACGTTCGCCACACGCATCTTCTTCGCGTAAGAATTGAGCTTATTCAAATCCTTCTTGGAATTGGCAGCGTACAGTTTCAGTGCTGCCAAAAAGGTTTCTATCCCGAGCTTATTACGGCTACGGATCACATCACAAATAGTGCGTTCCAGATCGTAGCAGGGAACGAGATTACCGGCAGGTGTTTTCAGCTCAGTCTTGCCGAGATCAAACAGCTCCGGCTTGATGTAGTACACCTTGCACTCTGCTTTGATCGCCGCAGAAGGAATGCATCCGGACGGTGCAGTGATTGTGTGTTCAAAGGGTGTTCTGTCCGAGATGCCATGTAAGAAAAGAGCTGTTTCATGAGAGAATATGATCTGTGTTGAACGCTTGCTTATTGACAGGAGTTCATCTTCCATATCATCGGGAAGGATATACTGTCCTTTTACAATGCGATGGATTTTATCTTCTTTGCACAGCTTGTAGAGCATGGCTTTTGAGATGCCATACTGCGCTGCGATTTTTGTTTCAATAATGCCGCCATGCTCCTTGGCAATGGCAGTGAGTTCAGCAATATAATCCATTCAAACACCTCGTCGCAATAACTCAATAATATTATACTCATAATTACGATCATAGTCAATGCATCTCAAAGAACATTCGAAAAATATTTGCAATTAAATTATGACGATAGTCAACACAGAGTAAAGGGCTTGGGATACTCCCAACAAACAAAAATTTCTGGGTGTACAGACACCGGATGTGCTTGCTATTCTCTAAAAACTGAATCATCTTCGTTATCACGCGCTCTCGGTTTGAAAAAAACGAGGGCGCTTTTTATTTCCAGAATTACTCACATAGGGGGAATTGAATGATGAAAAATCGCACCAGACCAGTCCGCATTGAGTTCCGTGTTACCGCGCAGGAACATCAACTTATCCAGAGAAAGATGGAGCAGCTTGGCACCAAAAACATGGGAGCCTATCTTCGTAAGATGGCGATCGACGGCTATATCATCAAAGTGGATTGCACCGAGCAAAAGAAACTGGCTGCTGCCGTCAGCCGCGTTGCCGGAAACATCAATCAGATCTGCCGCCGTATCAATCAGACCGGGCATTTCTATAAGGATGATATTGTCGGGTTGAAAGCGAAACAGTGTGAAATTTGGGAACTACTCAAACAGTCGCAAAGGGCGGAATTATGACCACAACGGGATTATCCGTGTATGGATTTCCCGTCGACGGTTTTTCAGACCGTGGATCGCCTGACGCTCAAGACCGTACCATAACCGGATTTCCGGACCGTGGATTTCCGAACGGTCATCGAGTATGGAATTCATCCTCTAATCAATAAGAAATAAATTAACTCTCAATAAAGTCATCCATCAATCCAATCAATACACCTGATGGGATTGATTGGATAGGAGGTCACATGAAGCAGGTGTTTTTCAGATTTACCGTAGAGAGCCTATCGGCATCGTACATACCTTTTCCTCGTTTTCTCATGGAGGATTGCTTTGCAGAGCTTACCAACGATGCGAAGGTGTTGTACGCACTTATGCTGGACAGAGCCAGTATTTCCAAGGTTAATGGCTATACCGAAGAGGACGGCACGATACGTCTTTACTTCACCGTGGAACAGGCACAGAAGAAGTTGCACCGCAGCCGGCAAAGCGTCACGCGGATATTTCAACAGTTGGAATCCAGTGGATTAATCTGCCGTCGAAAGCAAGGTCTTGGTAAACCTGCGATGATTACGCTCAATTACCCTTCCAATGCAAAGCTGATACAACCGAAGGAAGACGGCGAATTACCGTCAGGATAAAGGTCGAAAATCGGATAATTTGTGCCCCACAAGCGACGCAAACGCTGTGGGGTATATCTTTTCCCATGATAAAGGATAAACGGCTCCCAGGCGAGCCCAGGGGCGCATAGATGGCAGAAAGGCACATATGGACAAAAAGAAAAATAAATATGATGTGGATATACCGAAAGAAGTTTTGGATGCCTTTGCACGATACATCATTCCGGAAATCCGCCGTTTCCACGAAAGTGAGGAGGGACAGGCGTTTTACAAGGAATGGCTTGAGAAATATTCCGAATACGCAGAAAAGTGAAAAAGTCCGCTGGGGTCGTGTGACCTCAGCGGACTTTTTCTGCTTACGACATCATCTGAGCCATACCTTCACAGCGAAACCGCCGTTAAAGAAGTAGGTGTTCGTCCAATGTCCAATTGGTGGAGGCGGGGGGAGTTGAACCCCAAGATAAAATCTACATAACTATTGCAATATAAATGCTTTATTTAATCCGTGTGTAAAATCGTGTGCAATTTTTCCTCAAAATAAGAGTCTACCAAATCTGCCACCTCATCCTGCTTGTCCTTCATGGTGTGCTGGTAGACATTTTTGAGCATGTTATTTGTGGCGTGCCCCATGCGCTCCATAGCATACTTATCAGGCACGTTGAGCGCCAGCATGACAGATGCGTTAGCGTGACGCAAATCGTGGAATCGGTAATGGGGCAATCCGGCGCTTTCGCATAGCCGAGAGAAACGCTTATACATCGCCTGCCCACTGAGGTGGATCACATGGTCATCGGTGCGAGGCTGCGCCTCAATCTGGGCTTTGATATACTCTGGCATTCTTATCCTTCGGTCTCCGCTGTAGGTCTTTGTTCCCTTAGCCTCCGGCCCGTTTTCCCCGTCAACGATGGCCTTCTTGATGTGCAACATATCCCCATGGATACAGTCCCATGTTATGCCCCGTATCTCCGACGCCCGCAAGCCGAGCCACACGGCCAGCAGGATCGGCAGCTCCGCCGGGGTTCCCTTCGCTGCCTCAACGATCTTTGCTATATCTTCGGCTGACGGTATCCCGGCCTCGTATTTCCTCTTTTGCGGCAGGGTGGTCCGGAGTATCATAGTCGGATGGTATTCGGCTAGGGCGGCGCTCAGTAGGCCGTGGGCATTTCGGATGGTCTTGGGGGATAAATCCTTTGCCATCCGGTTTACTTCGCGCTGTACCTTCTCCTGGGTCAAGGTAGATAGGGGCGTTTTCATTATGCCCTGCATGGTGTTCTTTCGGAGTTTTTTGTATCCATAGATCGTGGCTGGCGACAGAACGGAATCCTTGCTTTCGATATAGCGGTCTATGGCCTTGCCCACTGTCAACGATTCCGGGCGCTTAGACTCTTGCAAGAGACCGGCCTTTATCGCGACCGCCTTTGCTTGGCACACATCCGGAGCGGCGTCAACCACGCTGACCCGTTTTCCGGCCACCATCACTTGGCATCTGTACTGCCCGGACGGAAGGCGCTGCGGCGTTGGCAATTTGGTTTTCATTGACAAAATCCTCCTATTCCGATAAAATAGAAGGGTAGCCGCCGCTCTGTGGTCTACACCTTCCCGCCGCTCCTGGTGTGCCAGCACTGGGGGCGGCATTTTAAATCAAATTGTGCTCTATTACTGGCTTTTGGCCCCGTCGTGTCTACCAATAAAACCCAATAAGGCAATTATACCATTCATAGCTGCAACCACTGCGGTAAGCAAGCCGATGAGCGCAGAAACACCCATAAATGAAAGAACAGAGCTTGTTGCAAAACAAACAGCCACGGCAAGAAACAGGTATCGATTTTTCACTGCGTCTTCCTTAAATGTTCGTTTTTGCGGAAATCTGCGATTTGATTCTTCGTCTATGAGTTTTAATTGACGGGTTAGTGAGCTTACATATGCGGCATCTGTTTGAGGTGTCACAAACTCACCGGCAGCCAAAGCCATTTTAGAATATTCAAGAAAGGCATCGTCGTTTAATGTCACTAACTGATCTTCGTCAAGAAAAAGTGTAAATTCGTTCCGTTCGTCATACCATACATCTTCATCATGGTGTGATTGTCTGCTTTTTGTTTGTCCTGAAAGCTTAGATGTATACGATATTCCCGTGCCAGGCACTGAAACACGAGCTTTCACACCTGTTTTTGAGTTGATAGATATTCCGCCACCAGTTCCGCCAAAGCTGATACCCGAACTGCTTTTCCCGACTGTTACTCGGATTCCGGGCGCAATTTTTGCGCTTTTTCTAAACCTAAAACTCACTTTGACTTCCTCCCATCTGTTGTGACAAGAAAGTGTCCCATAATCCGGACTATCTCACAAAAAATTAAATTTGTCGAAATGCTTAAAATATATGATGAAATTTGGCAACATTCAGGGCTTGATTTGATAAAACAAATGTTCTATACTGATACCACTGACAAGACCGGGAAAGTTGTGGGAAAGGATGAGCTATGGAGGGAAGAATTGCCAGTGACAAAAATAAGTGTCGTGTGGTAAAATTAGGTAGAGCTCAAAACAACGGAAGCGCTCCCGTGGAAGGGAGTACATCAGCCATGACCAGGGAAAAGGCGGAATGGTATGTCTCAACATTGAGTGACGAAGAAGTCATCTGTCTTGACGCTTTGCTCTCATACCTTGAACAAAAGCATCCACAAGCTCAAATTCCTCTGGAGACATCTGGCACAACTGAGTTATAACTCTCTCGCGGGCCTCGTCAACCGAACGGTTGGCGGGGTCTTTTTTTGTGCCTATACCTATACCGTCTAGGTCATCTAACGTGTATCCCAGCGCATGTACTAATTGTTTAACGGTATTAATTCCAGGATTTTTAGTTTGACCAGAAAACAACTTTTCGAGGGTGGGCTCTGGCAGACCAGATTTCTCAGCAATTTCTCTGGTTGATAGATTTGTTCTAGCCTTTATAGCACGAAGACCATCGATCCAATCCATATTTCTGCCTCCTTTTGTTTAATAGTACCATCGACTCATGTATAGGTCAAGAAAAAAATCTCCGAATTTGGTGGAATATATCTTGACTTCCACCAAATTATATGGTATTACATATATGGGACAACCAAATTTGGTGGAATGCAGGAGGTGAGTGGTGATGCTATGCAATCTTCGCGCAGAAATGGCGAGGCGTAATATATCAAACAATGACTTAGCTATGACCATAGGCAAAACGGACCGTAGCATTAGGGACAAAATCAGAGGATTGTATGAGTTTTCCCTCCCAGAGGCGGCATTGATTCGTAACAGATACTTCCCCGGGATGTCCCTTGAGTATCTTTTCGCTGAAGCCCTTGATGAGAACGACCCCAACGCCAGATAGGAAGGAGGGCAAATGGAGAGATGAAGCTACTCATAGAACAGGACGACGGGTCGATAGTCGAGCTTAAAGAACTAGTAGGAGTTGACAATGCCGCGAATGTCCTGATTGCACTTAGCACACACCATCTACAGTCAGACTACAGGATGCGTATCGAGGAGGAGATGGCCAGGACCACAGGAAAACGTTGGGTCATCTTGCCCCCGTTCATTGAAAAAATTGTGGGAGTGAGATAGATGGAAATAGGAAGGAGGAGGACAAATGCCGAAGATAAGGCCGCTTACCAGTGAGGGGCGGGAAGCGGAGCAGACCAAAAAATGCAACGAGGTCCTGGCTGTGGCGCTCCGACGGCACAGAGTAGATACGGGCATCAAAGATCAAGTGCTCTGTAAATCCCTCGGGATCAGTAGAAACGCCATTGTGAACTGGAAAAAGGACCCCGGTGTGATGACACTGGATATGGCCCGGAAAGTATCCCATGCCATTAAGGTGAGCCCAGAGGACTGGCTTGCCATTGGGGGGTACAAAGTATGATCCCCCGTCGCGATCTGGCCCTGCTGGCGCTGGTCCCAGCGCTGTACCTTGCGGCCTGCTGTGCGGTCCACGCGCTGGACGCGGGGCCGGGCATCGCCCCCGTATTGAGTAAGCACCCGGAGGGGCCGAGGCTGGCGCGCGAGCTGGCGGAGGCGGATATTATCAACCCCACTCCATTATCGGACGAGCTGTACATAGTCCTGCTGGATGCCTGCGAGGATAGCGGCGTAGAGGTGCCGCTTGCGCTTGGCGTGATCGAGGTGGAGAGTGGTTTTGATGTGGACGCGATCGGTCCGGACGGCAAAGATATCGGGCTCTATCAGATCAGGACCAGCAACCACGCATGGCTGACATCGGAGACCGGAGCGGACCCTATGACGCCTGCAGGCAACATTGAGTGCGGCGTGTGGATGCTAGGGTATCTGCTGGGCCGCTATGAGACCCAGGACGCGGCCCTTACGGCTTATCGGTGGGGCCATGACAATGGGAAAAGGACATATGCAGCCGCCGTCTTTGAGGCGGCTGAGAAATGGAGGAGCGCATTATGGCCGGAAATTTTAGGATAACTTTGGCCTTTCTAAAAGAGCTTGGGGCGTGCCGAGACGGGCAGCGTGAGTTCGACAAAGCGTTTCCCGATGGTGCTGGATACCAGGAGACGCTTGACAAGTGCGCTGATGAGGGGCGTGTTGATTTTGGAGAATGGCTATTGCATAAGCTGGGCCCTACAGACGATGTGCGCGTCTACCAGGAGCCGATTAATGACTGCAATCGAGTTATTATTTTTGCGGGCCGAATCGAGTTTAAGGGAGATGTTGATGTAAAACATATTTTGGCTGGCCGGGGCATCAGGGCTGGCCGGGGCATCAGGGCTGGCGATGGCATCAAGGCTGGCTGTGGCATCAAGGCTGGCTGGGGCATCGAGGCTGGCGGTGGCATCAATGCTGGCGAGGGCATCAATGCTGGCGAGGGCATCGAGGCTGGCTGGGGCATCAAGGCTGGCTGGGGCATCGAGGCTGGCGATGGCATCAAGGCTGGCTGGGGCATCAATGCTGGCCGGGGCATCAAGGCTGGCGGTGGCATCAAGGCTGGCGATGGCATCGAGGCTGGCTGGGGCATCGAGGCTGGCGATGGCATCAAGACTGGCCGGGGCATCAATGCTGGCGAGGGCATCGAGGCTGGCTGGGGCATCAATGCTGGCGAGGGCATCAAGGCTGGCTGTGGCATCAAGGCTGGCTGTGGCATCGAGGCTGGCTGTGGCATCGAGGCTGGCGAGGGCATCGAGGCTGGCGGTGGATACGGGATTTTCGCCGGGATTCGCGTCAAAATCGAGCTATGGTCTAGCCTTGCGATTGTTGAGGCAAACACTAAGCCAATAAATCTTATTTCTGGGCATTGGGTGGGACCAAATTCCACAGAAAATGGGTGATCATATGTCAACACAGATTACGAGAGGAACCCGAAGAGAAGGGTATAATCGAGCACTGTCCACGATCACGCCGCGCCAAGCCCTCATTATCTCGGCACTCAGGACGGGGCCGATGACTGCGGCTGAGGTAGCGGACAAGCTGGGGTTTGGAGACCTCAATGCGGTTCGGCCACGACTCAATGAGCTGGAAAAGATGGAGATCGTGCATGTGATAGATAAGCGGATCAACCCGCACAGCGGCGTAAACAATGCGGTGTACGAGCTAAAAAGGGAGGCCAAAGAATGCTGCATCCAATAATGGACGATCCGCAAGACCGCAGCGCAGAGGCCTATTGCCAACATTGTGGAGCGGAACTTTGGGGCAGCGAAGCGGAACAGGACTGCGCAGGTAAAACCTTATGCTCCCAATGTCGGGAAGATATAGCCGACACGGAGCACCGGGAAGAAATTATCACAGCAGTTTTGGAGGCAGCAGACCGTGAAAACAAAAAGTATTTGTCTGATGATGTGTGCGACATCATCTGGAACAGGCTGGTTTCTAAATTTGGAATATAGGAGGCCAAATTGAATATTTACGAAAAAATTGCCTCCATTATGGGGGATATCCAGTACCTTGCAAAGGACGATAGGGTGGAGTTTAACAAGACCAGTTATCGCGCACTGTCAGAAGAAAAAGTCACCTCTATCATGCGGGCGGAGCTGTTGAAGCACAAATTGATCGTGTACCCAGTGGCCCAGATCACGAACCGTGCGGGCACGATTACCCACGTGGATGTGACATATCGGATGGTCAATGTGGAGGACCCCAAGGAATACATAGAGATCGCCTCTTGCGGAGACGGCGCGGACACGCAGGATAAGGGTAGCGGCAAGGCGATGACGTATGCCTTTAAGTACATGTGGCTCAGGACATTTGCTTTGCCGACTGGAGAGGACCCTGACAAGATTTCCAGCGCGGAATTAGATGCGAAACAGGCAAATATACAGCCTCCAGGGCCTCCTTGTGCGGACTGTGGGAAAGAGATTATGCCATACAACGATGGTAAGAGAGCCATCACCGCCGCAGAAATGGCAGCTCGATCCACGGAGATGTTTGGGCGAGCGCTATGTGCTAAGTGCTCCAAGGCGGAGGGGCGGAGAAGGGCGGATGCTGGCGCATGATACTGACCTGTGACAAGGCCCGTTGGTATGAGGACAGTGAGGGGTTTTGGGCGGCGTTCCGCACACGGGACCGGGCATCAGCCGCCAAGATTGCTGAGCAGATGGACGGCGCTTGGGTGGTGGAGGCCAGGAAACAGCCCCGTAGGCGAAGCCTGGACGCTAACGCCTACCTGTGGGTACTGCTGGACAAACTTGCGGCGGCACTGGGACAGACCAAGGAGGAGATGTACCGGGGCTTTATCCGGGAGATTGGTGTCTTCCGGGATTTCCACCTTGCGCCGGAAGAGGCGGCAACCTTTGAGGTGGCATGGTCCCGGCTGGGAACCGGGTGGGTCACGGAGCATGTGGACTACACCCGCGATGGGGAGCAGGTGGTGATCCGGGCCTATTACGGCAGCAGTCAATACAACACCAAGCAGATGGCCCGCCTTATCCGCAGCGTGGTAGAGGAGTGCAAAGCACAAGGGATAGAGACTATGACACCGGAGGAGCTGGCCGGTCTGATGGACCGCTGGCAGGCTGTTTGATGGATAGCATTTTACAGGGCGATACGCGAGAGTGCTACCTCACAGGGGCAACAGATGGGCTCCATAGACATCATATTTATTTCGGCAATCCTAACCGCAAAATCAGCGAGGCAAACGGGTTCTGGGTATGGCTCCGCTGGGACTGGCACAATGGTGCCGAGTATGGAGTGCATTTTAACAGAGACCTGGACTTAAAGCTTAAACGGGAGTGCCAAGAGAAATACGAGGAGACCCACAGCCGGGAGGAGTTCCGGAAGCTGATCGGGAAAAGTTACTTGTAGGAAGACGAAGCATGCTCAACAAAATTTTTATCATGGGGCGCTTAACCCGTGATAGGCTGGCTTATAGAGAGGCGGGGACCCAATGAAAACATGGACAACGGAAGAAATAGATGTTTTGATTCAAAATTATAATGTTGTTTCGAATGAAACACTCGCAACGTTAATCCCCAATAAAACGAAGCAAGGAATTTATAAAAAGGCATATAAACTTGGGCTTCGCAAATCAAAGGAAATCGAATTTTTAAATAGATCGCTCTCCAGAAAAAGAGAACGGGGAAGCAACTGGAACGGAGGCGTAAGAGTCACAAAAAGAGGATATAGGCAAGTTCTTTCCCCTGAACACTCGAGAGCAGATTCATCCGGTTACGTAATGGAGCACATATTAGTTTGGGAAAGAGAAACGGGTTTTCCCGTTCCTGATGGATGTTGCATCCATCATTTGAACGGAAACAAATCTGATAATCGGATTGAAAATCTTTGCCTTATGTCTTTTGGATCGCACACCACTTTTCACCATTTAGGGAAGCGTCACTCAGAAGAAACAAAGCAAAAAATAAGAGAACAGAGGGCAAAGGTATGCTGAACAAAATATTTTTGCAGGGACGGCTTTGCAAAAACCCCGAGCTCCGGAACACCCAGAACGGCACCGCCGTGGCGTCCTTCTCCCTGGCCGTGGACCGGGACTTCAAGGACAAGGAGACCGGGGAGAAGAAGGCGGACTTCATCAATGTGGTCGCTTGGCGCTCCACCGCCGAGTTTGTCTCCCGGTATTTCACCAAGGGCCGTATGGCCGTCGTGGAAGGCCGTCTCCAGATCCGGGATTACACGGACCGGGACGGCAATAAGCGCACTGCCGCAGAGGTAGTGGCCGACAACGTCTATTTTGGCGACTCCAAGCGGGACGCCGAGGGCGGCGGCTACGGCGGATATGCTGCGCCTCAACAACCGGGAGACGGATTCGCCGAGTTGGAGGACGATGACAACTCACTCCCATTTTAAGGGAGGGCAAAAATGAAACGGGACCAATTTACGTTTTACAGGAGCTATTACGAGGCCCTTAAAACGCTGTCTCTCAGGGACTTCAAGGCGGCGGTCTTGGCGATCTGTGCGTATGCGCTGGACGGAGAAGCGGAAGAGCTCTCAGGAGTGCCTAACACTGTTTTTACGCTGATCCGCCCAACATTGGATACAGGGCGGAACAAGGCCGCAAACCGTAAGAACAAAGCAAGAACAAATCAGGAACAAACCAACAACAAAACGGAACAAACCTGTAAGGAGGGGGAGAGAGAGGGAGAGGTAGAGAGAGAGGTAGAGGTAGAGAGAGAGAACGATAGTTTAAAAATATCTCCCCCTGTCGGGGGAGATACAAAAGCCGCCGCCGTCATTGCCGATTACTTGGACCGGGTAAACCCGGCTGCCTCCCCGGCGTCGCTGGAAGAGCTGAGCGGGTATGCCCGGCGCATGGGAGAGGCGGTATGCAAGCGGGCGTTTGACGTTGCGCTGGACAGCAAAAAGGCCACATGGCCGTACATACGGGCCATTTTGAGGGACAAAGAGGCCAGAGGGGTGAAATGCCTGGCAGACTGGGACAGGCTCGAAAAGGCCGAACGTCCATCCACCGGCAAAGGCAAGGGCCCCAAAAGCGGGTATTACGGGGGCACTGGCGATGATGCGGAGAAAATCGAAGGCGATCTGGACTGGATGGAACGATATCTGGAGGCGAAAAAGCAGGATGAGCGGGAAAATGAGCCGTGAAAAGGGCAAGCGAGGAGAACGGGAATGGGCGCGCTGCTGCCGGGACAACGGGTATGATTGCCGCCGCACCAGCCAGTATTGCGGACAGTCTGGAGACGCCTCTGATGTTGTGGGCCTGCCCGGTATCCACCAGGAGGTCAAACGGGTGGAGCGCCTTGACCTGTACGGGGCTATGCTCCAGGCCAAGAGAGACGCAAAGCGTGGGGAGATACCGATTGTGGCGCATCGGAAAAATGACCACAGGTGGGTCGTTATCATGGACACCGAGGATTGGTTTACGCTCTACAGCGCATGGGAGGTGGAACGGTGAAAGATTACCTTGGATTTTGGGGAGACAGACCGAATCAGACTCCGGCTGACGAGATCAAGGGCGCTCACAGGCCATGGCTGGAGGCGGACAAGCCCTATGAGGCTTACCACCAGGCAGAACCGCAAGAGAGCATTGACCGGTGTCTAACATGCAAAATCCGGAGGAGGTATTGCCACGGCAATGGCGTCGGATGCAAAGACTACGAGACACGCGGCGGGTCAAACCGAGGGAGAAAGAGGGCGGCAGGATGACCTGGAAGATGATCGAGGGCTACCGATGCCCTTATCGCATCAGCGACCAGGGAGAGGTGCAGAGGCAAACGAAGGATGGGCGTTGGGTACGGGTGAGTGCTCATCTGTCACGAAACCGGGCCTATCTGACACTCAGAAAGGCTGACGGTATTCCGCAGAAAGTGGCGGTGGTGCGGCTTATGGATACCTACTTCTTTGGGGGCAGGGCAAAACGGGATAACATGCACCTCATGCACAAAAACGGGGCCAAGATGGACTGCGCAGTTGAAAATCTGGTCATCACCACCAAGAAGGAGATCGGGAAGCACTGGGGCGGCACCGGGAGGCGAAAGGCAGTTGTGCGGCGCGACCGGAACGGCGCGGAGACGATGTACAAAAGTATAACTGCTGCGGCAAAGGCAAACGGAATTAGCAGGACTGGGCTATGCAGGCGGCTCAACGGTAAGACACAGGACCCAAGAGGGTATCGATTTGAGCGGCTGGATTAGCATGGACATCGCCGTGCTTTGTGTGCAGCTCGGCAATCTTCATGTGGCGAAAACGACACGGGCTGGTATCCCGTGTTAGGCGGAAAGGAGAGCTTGCGGATGTACATTGTGAGCGCGAATCAGTCACAGGTGGTTGATTCGGCTTTTGTGGAGCGTTTTGTCCTGGTTGAGAAGCCAGATGCGGTGATCTTAGCGGCAAGTTACAACGACACGCGCCTGCCTGTGACCCTGACCAAGTTCTGCACGATGAGCGAGGCACGCAATACCCTGTTAGACCTCGCAAACGCATTGGGCGGCGGCCAGACGGTATACCATCTACAGGACTATCTGGCGGATGGAAGCATGACCTGGAAGCGGGATGCGCGGGTCAAAAGGAGAGGAGGGTCCTGATGGACATTGATAAACTGATTGAGGCTGTGAGACTGTGCGGCAGCTCGCCAACAATCTATCAGTGCGAGGCGTGTGCCTACTATACGGGCGGAGATATGGGGGCGTGTATACCGGAGATGACGGCACAGGCCGCCGACGCCCTCTCCGCTCTCAGGAGCGAGCTGGAGCAGGTGGAGCAGGAGAGGGATGCGGCGTATAAACTACTTGGTGGAGAGCCCCCAAAGACCTGTAAGACCTGTGTCCTTTGGGGTGGAAACGGATGGGGACAGTACCAAATTGGGTACTGTGACGGAGATGACAACCCGCATGGGCCGAATGATTTTTGTTTCAGGCATCGCGGACCGCAGAAGAAGCTATGAACATCGGACTCATTGATGTGGATGGGCATAGTGGGTTCCCGAATTTGGCGTTGATGCGCTTGTCGGCATGGCATAAAGCAAGAGGCGACGCCGTGGAGTGGTGGGATGGGTTCAAAGCCTACGACCGGGTATATATGAGCAAGGTCTTTACGTTTTCGCCGGACGTGGAGACCATCATCCGGGCGGATGAGGTGATCCGCGGTGGTACTGGTTACAAAGACTACGGCAGCCTCCCGCGAGAGATAGAGGCCACCTTGCCGGATTACAGCATCTATCCGCAGGTCAAGCACGCGATCGGCTTTTTGACCCGTGGATGTATCCGCAACTGCCCGTGGTGCATCGTCCCGCGCAAGGAGGGGGCAATACGCCCGGACTTTACATGGGAAAAAATAAAGCGATCGGACAGCCGTGATTTGGTGCTCTTGGACAACAATGTGCTGGCACACCCGCATGGGATAGAGCAAATCGACTCAATGGGTCATGCGCAGGTACGGGTGGACTTTAATCAGGGGTTGGATGCCAGACTAATTACAGCGGACGTAGCCAGAATGCTGTCAAAGCTGCGCTGGATACGGTTTGTGCGCCTGAGCTGCGACACAGCGTCTATGCTCCCGGTGATCGAGCAGGCGGTAGCCTATATGAGAGAGGCGGGAATCGCGCCGTTCCGATTTTGGTGTTACATGCTGGTACAGGATGTGGAGGAGGCTCACCGGCGCGCACTGGCACTGGACAAGCTGGATATTATCCCATTTGCTCAGCCGTACAGAGATTATGACGGCGGTGAGCCAACTAAAGAGCAGCGCAGGTTTGCAAGATGGGTTAATATGCGAGCCGCATTTAAATCGTGCAAATGGGAGGACTTCTCGGGATGATTTGGAGATGGGAGGCAATGACCGATGGCAAGGGCGATTGACGAAATTGCTTATGAGGGGAAGGCTGGAACAATTCTAGTGGAAAATCCTTTGCTCGCTGAATATGTAAAACTTGGCCACATTGACCGCCTCCGTGAACTGGCCCAGGCGGACAAAGAGGGGCGGTGCGTGGTGCTGCCGTTAGACGATTATACCTGGACTATTCGAGGGGACATTGTTCGTGGCATTATCAAAGCAAATTGTCGGGCTGCGAAGAAAGAGGCCGAGGCCGCACTACGGAGGGATCAGGGAAAGGAGAAGGAGGACGAGCATGAGACTAGTTGATGCGGATAATGCACGAGAGTGCTTTGGTGGTGATGGGGTGACTGGAGCTGTCATGCAGCGGATGTTTGATAGCCTGCCCACCATCGACGCCGTGCCTGTGGTCAGGTGCCGGGAGTGCAAGTTTTACCGAGAGTTCCGTACAAAACGGCACAACCAGCTCATGCGACTGTGCTACCGGATGGGCAAGCACGATATGGAGTACCCGGTCAAGCCGGATGATTTCTGCTCCTACGGCCAGCGAAAGGAGGACAACCTGGACGAAGCCATCGAAAAGTACCTGAAAATCAAGGAGGAGGC